AAGCAAAAGTTTTACCGTCAATTTCAAAGTAATTTGAGTAAGTAATTAAATACGTGTCAAGGTTTTTTTCCATTGTTTATAAGGGGTTAAGGTAGTGAGTTGCGATTAGTAGGTAGTTACCAGCAATGCCATAGACACCGCTAAAACAGACGTAATTGTGATTTAAAGTCATTAAAACGCTTTTCTTGTTTATCATAATATTCTTGGTCTATTTCAAATCCCACAAAGTTGAAGCCACCTTTATAAGCTGCTATCCTACTGCTTCCACTTCCTAAATGAGTATCTAAAATCAAATCGCCTTCCTTTGCGTAATTGTGCAAAATCCAATCATACAAAGCCACAGGTTTTTGAGTTGGGTGTATTCGTTTTTCCTTATCCTTCATATTTTCTTGCCAAAAGCCTTCCCACATAAAATCAAATCGCCTTACTGCTGTTTTAAAAGAACTCCAAGCCAATTCGCAATCTGCATTATTACCAGCGGTTTTTTTATTCCAAACAAGCCAGCAACTACTATTTTTATTTATCTTTTCAATAAAATGATTTGCACCCCAAACGATTTGATTTTTAGAAACCCTTTGCAACTCATTAAAATATTCTTCACTTGCAGTTTCTTTGTCCCAATCTTTTGAAGTGTGTGGCTTTGTATATGTTTTTCCTCTGCTTGGGCGTTTTGTTTTATCTTCTCCAATCCCATAAGGCGGGTCAACTATTGCCAAGTCAAAATGGTTATCTGCATAGCGTTTTAATGCCGTTACGCAATCTTCCAAATACACCTCAGAAGAAGGCACTGCTGGTAACACGTGCTTTGCAAAAGCGGGGGTTTCCGTTTTCAAAGGAACATTCTCGTTAAATATATCATTCATCTTTCTTTGTTTTAGTGGTTAGTTAATTGGTTAAAAGTGTTCTTCATTATTATCATTCCCCCCCTTCAACCTTTCAATCTCTTTGGCTTGTTCTTGGAGTTGCTTTTCAATTGTTGCAGAGCCAGATTCATAAGTCTTAATTGTTTCTTCAAGTTTACTTATGTACTTATCTTTCTCTTGGAGTTTTAGAGTGGCGTATTCTTTAGCGAATAGCACTATTCCTTCTTGCAATGTTGTACTGAATACAGATTTAATAAAATAGCCCTCTGTTGTATCTTCTTCTTTGAAATGCTCATTATACATTTCCTCCGCTGTTTGTTCTTTGCTCATGTTAGTTATTTGTTTAGTTCAAATTCAATTGATTTTATCGTTAACTCTGTTTGGTGTTTTCCTGACATCACATCGCTTCTTAAACTTTGAAAAACATCCTTAGCTTCTTTTAAATGCTCAACAGTTGCATTTTCACAGGTGGCAATAAATATTCCATCCTTGTTAACTTCTACTTTTATTTTTGATTGGCTCATGTTAGTAGTTTGGTGTAAAATTTTTAAATAAGTTATTTATTTCTTCAACTGACAATTCAGAGTGAGTAATGTAATTACTAAACGTTCCATAAGTCCCATTGTGGTAGCACTTTTCAATTGCCCTATCCAAAGAATAAGCTATTTTGTTAAAGCGAATTTGTTTACCATTAAAAGATAATGTAATTACATATAACTTAGGCGTTACTTCAATTGTTGGCACTTTTAATTTTACTATTCCTTTCATTATCTTAATACTTTAAATTATAAATACTATCCTTATCGAATTCAAATGTAACTGGGTTCGCTCCCTGTAATGAATCAACCTCAAACAAACATTCAATCATTACGCTATCTAAATAGGCTTTAGTTTCATATTCTTGTATTGTGTATGCCTTTTGCTCATTTTCTGAGGCTAAATAACCAAGTAAGCACAAAGCTATTACAAAGCAAATTAATACGGACCAGTGGAAGATTTTAGTAAGAGCCTCTTTAATAATAGCATCTTCTAATTGTGGGTGTTTTTTTGACATGGCGGTGTTTTTTAAATTGTTCGCTAATATAGAAATTATTTTTTACTTCTCCAAATCTATTAATTCAACGTAACGAGAACCCATTGAATCCTGGCCCCTCACTATCTTCAAGCCTTTTAAATCTGCGTATTTCTCAACCCAAATCCAGAAGCGCTTTTGTGATAATTTATACTTAACGTAATCGGGATATTCCTCAAGAAACGAACTATAAAATAATGTTTTATCAATTCGCTCGTTTGTTTTAATCGGGTTGTCGTTAGTCCATTCATGGAACTCATAAGAAGTTTCTTTAATAAATTTTCTTATTTCTAAATTCTTAAAATCGTATTCAGTTAACCCGTTTATTAAATAAAGCTGGATGCAACGAATCATGTAGTTATAAAATTTCAACCACTCGTTATTATCCCACTCGTCAAATAACATGCGCCCGAACTCGTTTAATGGCGTGTGCTTGTGGCTGAAATGAGCCGAGAACTCAAGCTCCCACTTACGGCGTTCAAACGAACCTCCAACGCCGCCAATTGTGTAATTTGTTGTGATTAATATTTTAGGGCTTTTGCTTACTGGTATTTTTATTGCATCCTTGTTTTTCTTTTCAAGCGTTATACCTTCAGTAATGATGCTGAATAAATTCTCGAATTTAAAGTTCTTCTGAACATCGTCAAAAACTAATATTTGCGTATCGGCACTTACTGTTTGATAAGGGAAAGACTTTTCAAAGCTGAATGATTTTCCGTTAATATCGGCAACCCTTTTCACCTTACTTAGAGCGTTCCAAAAAATACCCTTACCACTTCCTCCGTTCGGGTTCTCACTAATCGTTTCATCATTTAGTATTACCGCTTTATTGTTTGCGGAGGTTTTGAATGAATGCATTAAATAACCTAAAGTTGTGGCCAATGATGTTTCACGCTTTTCATCTTTATTAGAAACTAAGTAAATAAATTTTTTGAAATCGCACTCAATATCTTCTGTTGATTTTATATCAAAATCAATAATGTGTTTCTTCCAAACAAAGCCATCAAGATCTAAATAATCTATTAAGGTAACGTTTGCTTTTTCAACTTTTACAGCTCCATTTCTGAAGTAAATGTAAGCGTCTGTTAAAGTATCTTCTTTAAAACATAACTTAATTGGCTCAAGCATATTCAAATATTCATCCTTGAAATACTTTGAGGCCCCAGCTAAATATTGGTAAACCTTGTGCTCTCCATTGCTCAGCATTTCGGATAAAACAAATTCTTTTATTCTTACCTCGTTTGTATTATCAATTAAGTTGTTCTCAACACGAACGTAAATATAAGACTCAGAGCCTTCAGGATAATATTTATAAAATCCGTTTGCCTGCAGCCAGTACTTATATTCTAAATGGTTTATTTCAACTCCATTTTTCGTAATGGTCCAAAAGTTATTGATTGAAATATTATCATTAATGTTGTTAAGCGCGTCCTCGTCAACGCCTGGCATCTTCTTAATAACTTCATCAATTGTTTTGCCTGATTTTATTAAGGACCTTACCTCTTTAATTTTCTCGCCATCTTCAAAAAATTTCATTCCGAACTGAGATGAGCCACGCTTGTAAGCCATGTTAACAACGTTCTCAATCTCATCTCTTGTAAATGGGTCCTTACCTCCTTGCTCGTATTGTGAGCAATGTCTTAATGCCTCAAGCTTATTAACTCCAAAGTCAGAAAGCGCAGCGGCTAAAACAAACATATTGTTGTTCCTTGAGCCTTCAGAAAAGTTGTAATTTTTTTGATGCCATTTTACAACTCTGTTTATAATTTCGTTTTCGTTGGTTAATTTAATGGTTGCGTTCTTTCCCGAATCAAGTGAATGTATTTCACTATCATCACGCTTTGTCCAAATTTCAGAATCTTTATTTATGAAAATATTATCATCAGTTGATTCATAACAAACACGGGAAACATCACTAACATTTGAATCAAAGTTCGCGTTGTTATGGTATTTCTCAAGAGCATCGAAATAAGCCTTGTGGTTATCTATTTCAGGAGGAATCTTTGTTAATACTTTCAACCCTTTACCTGAAGGGGAAATAAAAAGTGCAAAGGTGTATTTATCCTTTTCTAATTTTGCTCTGTCTGCCAGTAATGATTCATGGTCCTTATACTTATCGAAGTCCAAACAGATAAGGCCCGAATGATTTAATATGCCGTTCTTTGATCGGTTTTTAAATTCACCCGAAAAGCATATTGAAGGTAGCTCACCTTTAATTAAGTCAGCCTCTTTTTTATTTGGAGCGTTTCGAACACGGGTAACAATATCCTTTGAATGTTGGTTCTTTATTCTGTCGAACATATACATAACATCCTTAATGAAAGGAGTTGATGTTTCGCGGATATTTTTGAAAACTGTTACTTTATACATAATGGTAAAAAAACACCCGAAGCAACCACAAGGACTCCTCCACTTATGCACTCGGCATTTATGGCAATGTAGCTGTTCGGGATTATTTTAAATTTCTTCATTTGTGGAGGAGTGGGGCGCTAAGATAGCAAATTATTTTTGATTAACCAAATTAAGAATCTGCTTTTGTTAGTTTACAATGTGATTTAAAATGCTGCTTTTTGACTTGTGTTTGGCAACTGATTATTCCCATACAAAGTAACGATATTAGAATTAGTTTCTTCATTTTTGTTTAAATTTATGTTTGAGAATGGATTATTTACTTTGCTAATTAAGTTATGGCTTATGTGGGTATAAATAGCAGTTGTTTTTACGCTTGAATGACCTAATAAACGTTGAATAATATTTATATCTGTTCCTAATTCAACTAAGTGAGTAGCAAAACAATGCCTAATTAAATGTGTATAAACACGTTTTTTAATCCCAGCTTTATCAGCTAATTGTTTTATTACTTCGCCAACAGAACGCTCTGAGTATTGATTAGAAAACTGACCATTTAATACAAATTCAGTAGGCAAATATTCATTATAATATTTTTCAAGTAAAGGTATTAAATCTGCTGATAAACCTACTTGTCTATCTTTTTTACCTTTAGCTTGGATAACATTTATTACCATTCGGCTTCTATCAATATGTTCCCACTTTAAATTAATTAACTCAGAAACTCTTAAACCACCCGAATACAAAAGGCTTAATATTACTTTATGTTTTAAGTTTTCACATACATTAAACATCATTTGTATTTCTTCCACACTTAAAACAATTGGTAGTTTATTTGACTTACGAGCATACTCAATATATTTAAATTTATTAGGTTGCCTACAAACATACTTATAAAAAGTCTTTATTGCGGAATGATAACATCTTTGCGTATTGCTTTCGTCAAATTGCATTAAGAACGTTTTAATATCCTGTTCGTTTATATGCTCATGGTCTTTTCTATCATTGAAGTAATTAAGAAATTTATTTAAGCATGAAATATAATTATCAATTGTATTATTTCCATACTTTTTAAACTCTAATTCTTTCCGATATTTTACTATGTAGTTCGGAATATTCATGTTGTATTTGTTTATTTTATAGTTAATTAATTCAGTTGTAATACATATTTTATGTTATAGGCAATAGGGCAGACGTTCTTCGTTTCAACATTTGTGGAAGAAAAAAAAGAAAAAATGCCCACCGCTTCTTTAGAACAATTTAGTTTGTGCTGTTTCATCTTTAATTCGTTGTAATGCTTTTTTATAATAATCCTCATTTAATTCACTTCCTATAAAGTTTCGGTTTTCAATTTCACAAGCAATGGCAGTTACTCCGCTTCCACTATATCCATCAAAAACTATTTCGTGTTGGTTGCTAAATGTCTTTACAAGCCATTGCATTATCTCTGTAGGTTTTTGTGTTGGATGCCATCTATTAAGTGGGTTGCACTCACCTTGCTTTGATGAAATTGAAAGTAAGTTTGTCGGGTGGCTTTTAGTATTATCATAACTTTCGTGAAATGCTCCATTGTGCTCACCATAGGTTGATGCTTTTTTCGGTTTTGGGTTCCCCATAGGTCTGATGTTGTTTTTTGGCTTATCAATCAAAATTGGGTTATAAGTATAGTTCCCATTGTTTACACCCGAAAAAACCACAACATCTTCGGTTTGTCTTAACGGCATTTTGTGAGCATTTAAAAAGTTACTTCCAGTCATTTTATCCCAAGTAATACGATATTTAAACCAATCTAAATTTGAAACGATTAAACGGCTTGTAAACGGTTCATCTGCAAAAACACATATTACTCCGTTTGGCTTCAATATCCTTTGCCATTCAGCCCATAAAGCTGTTAAATCAATATCGTATTCCCACTCACATTGAGTTGTATTATAAGGTGGGTCAGTCAATATTAAATCAACCGTTCCTGATGCTATTCGTTTCATAGTTAGCATACAATCCTCATTAAACAATTCTATTTTTCCCTCGCTTCGCATTTTTTCTTTTTTTTCTTTAGTGCTTCGATTAAACATTCTGCTAAAAATCCCTACTGCCTATAACACGGGTTTGGCAAAATGCGGGGTTTCGTCTTTCAATTGACATTTTATCTAATTTTTAAAGTTTCTAATCCTAATGAAGTTTTGTGTTCGGCAACTTCGCCAAGCCGAGTAACGTTACCTGCAAGGCTACTTGATAAGCTCCGATTCAAGCAATCCTTTATCGTGTTCAAATCGCTCCTCAAACATTTCTTGAAAGGTTTCCCAAATATCATCGGTGTAGCCTATTTTAATGACGTTGCGAACTTCTGCAAATGTTTCAAAATCGGTGTCTTTAATAAAGATGCAGTTAGTGTTGTTAATCAAAATGTGTTCACCGCTTTTCAAGTCGCAACTGAAATAGGTTTCTTTAAAGTAAGGCTCACCAAAGTATTTGACAAAGAAGCCATTTTCAACACGAGCGATTTTCCACTCAAAGTCGTTTTCATCCCGATAGCTTATTTCTTCAATAGTCTGTTCGGGCGTTGGGTACATTTCTGGTTTTAAACAATAAATCATTTTGTTTCAAATTTTAGTTCCTACCGATAAACCGCCCAGCAGGTAACAGCGGTTTGGCAAAAGCTGCCAGAAAGGTTTGTGCGAATATTTAAGTTTACGTTAGGCAGCCTTCGCCAAGCCGCCAAACGTTATGCTAAAATACTCTTTTATTAAATTCTATTTTCATTCCTGCAGAAGCAATAAATACTTCCTTTAATGTTTCCTTTTCAACTTCACGTTTAAACTCAATTTCGTTTGAATTGGTGTCGCTAAGATGAATAAGCACTATATTATTTACTCTGCTTAAATCGTTCGCCTTGAGTAATCCTATGCAGTTTTCGAGGCTAAAATGGGAGCGCAATATTCGGTTTCTTAAAAATTCGTTTTTATCGCCAATTAATTTATCTGAGTAGTTTGCCTCAATAATAACATTGTTTAATCCTGGGAAGGAATACTTGCAATAATAAGTATCGGTTAAAAAAAGAACCTTGCCGCAATCCTCATGTTGAATTAAAAATCCTACGGGGTCCGCTGCGTCATGTTGAACTGCAAAAGCTAAAAATTTAAAGCCTCCGACCTGATATGTTTTACCTTTTTCGATTGGCATTTTGTGAACGTTCTTTATAATGCTAACACCAAATGTTTTTTCTGTGGCAAATACATCTATTCCCGCTGCCATTACATCATTCACATATTTGAAGTGATCTAAATGTTCGTGGGTACAGATGCAAGCGACAATCTTAGAAATTTTAAATCCAATAGCTTTTTTTATTTCATCAAACTTTACACCGCACTCTATCAGGAGCGCCTCCTTCTCATTTTCGAGAAGGTAAGCGTTTCCTTTAGAGCCTGTATTTATTACTTTCAGTTGCATAAATTAAAAATCTTTCTTTACTTCTTCCTCAGCTTTTTCATTCATTGTAACGCTCTCAACAACCGCTTCCTCAAAGTCAACAGGTGTTTTGTTTGCCTTACTTAAAACTTCGTGCTTCACATCTTCAGCAACCTTGTTTACTGGTGTTTCATCTTCAGGAGAAAATAAAACAGCATCGTTTGAGCTTCTAATGATTAATTTGCAAGCTCTGTTATACACAGTTTTCATTGCCATTTGGTCGGGGAAATTATTATGGGCCTTACTTGCTCCCTTGCTCCCACCCATGTTCCAGGAGGCTTTTATTTGGTCCATGCTCATAATCTCAGCATCTTTTGCACCACCTTCAAGAGAGTAAACCGCATACGCTCCAACTAATGGCTTTCCGAAATTAGAAATTGATTGCTGGTGCTTAGTGATTTTTTTTCGGCCCGTTTCGAAGTCTGTTTCAAATTCAAAAACATCACCTTCATAAATTACGTTTGCTTTAATGTCAAGCAATCCTCCATAGCGCTTTGCAAGTGCAATATTGCCTGTGTACTCAAGTGAACATTCCAACTTGTTTCCATACATGATAAAGTCGCACTGCTTTTTTAATGGTGATACTCCCCAGACAACCATTTTCAATAATGCATTCGCAATACTTGCTGCAGTGCAAAATTCAAGTGCAGTTTGGCCAGCCGTGTTTTTCACTTCCTGAAGGGCTATGTAAGCCGCTTTCAGGGCGTTCTCAGCGGAATAGTCCGTTGGTAATTTTAATTCACCTGATGCGGTGAAGCTTTGTACTTTCTGAAGTACTGAAGCGGTTAAATCTCTTTTAACTACTTCTGTTGTGTTTTCTGTTGTGCTCATTTTTTTGTTTTTGATTTATTTGTTATTTTAATTGCTGTGTAAAACCATCCGTTATGTAACCACATTTTTACTAATCTTAAAGGCCATCCTAAAAAAAATGATGATGGGTACATTCTGTGCCTTGCGAAAATTGAAGCGTGGTTGTTTGTTGCGTTCCAAAACTCATCAAGTGAATTTATTTTTTTGATTAGCTTAAAGTTTCCACTTTCGGTAATCATTCCTTTTTTAAGCCTCATTATACTATTCTTAAAGTTTTATCTTCACCCGAAACAATCAGGTTAATTAGCTGGCTCGTTACAGGAACAAGGTTTGTAACAGACTCCTTGTTGTCAACGAAGATAGGCGCTTTAACCTTATAATATTCGGTTAAGGTGTTAATAATATCAACTCCCGCATTGATTTTTGAGGCGGTGTTCGCGTCTGAAAAAGGAACGCCGTTTATTGTTGCCTCGCAAGTTTCTTTTTCGCCCCCGTTTATTTGAGCCTCAAACATTTTGAATTTTACATAAGTAAATTTCATATTTATTTTACCTTCTGTTGCATCAATTTTCGCCTTGGTGAAATTCTCAATATCAAAAATAATTTTATCCGCATCCGCTATTACTTGGGCCAATTGTTTCTCCTCAGCAAGCAACTCTTTTATTCTCGTGTCTGCAGCTTCAATTTGCGTTTTCTTAGCAAGAATTTCTTTTAAGCCGTTAGCCTTATCAATGAATATTTGCTTCTTTTCGTTTAATGGAGCCGTATTATTATCTGTTAAGTCAAACTCGATTTTATTTAGCTTTTCACTTTCAATAAATAAGTCCTTCAACTCAGCGTTATTTGAAAGTAATGTTTGGTAAATCAAATCTTCTTTTTTATCGTCAAACTTAACCTCAAGCTCCTTGGTTAAGGCTGCAATCTTCGCTTCTCCTTCAGCAATTACCTCTTTAGCCTTTTCAATTCGCGCAACCAATACTTTATGAGATTCAATTAAAGCTGTTACTTTTTCTTTTTTAGATTTACCCTTTGCGTTTATTTCATCAAGCGTTTTCTTTTGGTCCGCTTTGAAGTTAGCCTCAAGCGAAGCACTTTTATCCTGGGCATCATCAAGGCTCCTGTTACAAGTTGGACAGCATAATTTTGTTGGGTCAAGAACAAACTTTTTAGCGCTCTCAACATCAAACTCAGCGCGTAATTTAGCAAGCTCCTCATTCAAAGCGAAAATTTCCTTTTCCTGACTTTCAGCATCTTTTATTAATTGGTTCTTAGCCGTAACATGATATTTGTTAGTTTCGGTTAAGTTGTTAAGCTCGTTTTGCTTTGTTGAAATGGCGTTCTTTTCATCCTGTAATGATTCGCTTGCCTTTTGCTTTAGCTCGTTATCAATTGCCTTAACTCGGCTTTTAATAGCATCAAGTTTTAAAAGATGCTCATTCTTTTGCTTAATTTTCTCCTCAACTAATTTCGAACTATCTAAAATTTGAGCGTCTATTTCTGCAATTTCATTGCTCGCCTTTACAATATCAGCGTTAATCGCATCCCAATTCTCAACAGCCGGCTTATTTCTCTCAACCTCATCAATCCTTGTCGGGATGGCTTTAATATCGTCCTTTGCCTTTTTTACAGAGGCAACAACCATTTTTTTATAATCCTCAGCTGATTTATGTTTTCTTATTTCGGTAAGCAGTGCTTTATAATTATCACCCGCAATTTCATCATCCGATACATCAACCATTGATGTAAGTATTTTTCTGCGCTCCTCCCATTTTAGAGAGTTAAAGCCCATCGGATTGGTTATAAGCTTGAAAATATTTTCATCAAGTATCTCGGAAATATTTTGTTGAAATTCTTTTTGTTGCATTGGCACTCCATTCCAGTAATATTCGGTTGAATTACCTGTGAATTCTGATTCTAATGAGCCGCGTTTTTTTACCCATTTTTCAGAAAGCACCCTTCTCAATACAAGGGGAGTATCATTTACTAAAAGTTCGGCCTCAACTTCGTGATCTAACTTTTCAATTACTTTGTTGTTTGCATCAAGTGTTTTTACCTCGAAATCGGCCCTCCCGGATGAGTCTTTGCCGAATAGGAGCCAGGTGAAAGCGTCAAAGATTGTTGTTTTACCGCTTGCATTTGCCCCGAAGATGTTTGTTGTTTCGGGAGCGAAATTAATTTCAAGTTTTCTTACGCCCTTGAAGTTAATCATTTTCAGTTTTTGGAGTCTGATTGTTTTCATTTGTTTTTCTTAGTTAATTAATATAAAAGCGAAACCCCCTGTTTTATATGCCACCGCCAAGTAAACATACAAACAGAGGGTTTCAATCTCGTTGCTAACTCTTGGCGGTGTTATGACTGCAAATATGCAGCTTATTTTTTAATTGGCAAAATTAATCTTACTCAATTTTCCAAATTTCTAAAGAATTATAAAATTTTCCTTTGTTCTCCTTGCCTCTTAAATTACAAGTTACCTTAACTTTTTGCCCCTCGTGGATGTTATCAAGTAATGTGATTTTTGCATTTGCAGCATGGCAAACAATAGGCTGTGGATATTGCGTTGATTCGTCAACGATTACAACAATTTCTCTCTTTGAGTAATTATCCGTGATTTGTTCAAATGGATTCTTTTGCTTTACTGTACCCTCTAAAACTACGTTCATATATTTTTGATTTTAATTACTACAAATTTACGCTTAATATTTTCAGAAAAAAATTTAATTGCCTCTTTTGCCGTTTCCTTGTAAAAAAAATTACAGCCCACCTCTTTTGGAACATTACCATAATATCGCTCCTGGAGGCCCGTTTTTTTCTTGAATACAACCTTTAGCACCTGATTGCTATATTCAATTGATTGTATGACTGGATTGAATGGGAGTGCTTTTATCATAGTGCGCTGCTTTCTGAGTAAAACTTTTTCAATTCTCTGTATTCCGAAACTAATTTCCAATCGTGAGGCTCCTTTTGTAGCTTCTGAATCACTATCCAAAGCCTATCCTCAGCCGCTTTTATCTTCGAAAACGTTGTGCTTTTCTTTTCGTTGAAAGTTATACTTGGATTATCAACAGCCTTATTAGCCCAAATATGAACTTGCGTATGGGAGGTGTTCAGCATTACTGAAATAGCTGTGTAATTGTAGCCCTTTGCCATTAAATAAACAACATCGGCAATTTTTTCGTTATCAGTCATTTTCTGTATTGATTTTAGTTATTAAATTTTCTCTCTCTGAAATAAATTTCTTAATTTTCGCATAGATACTGAGCTTTGTGCCCGCCTTGCCTGAAAGAATATTGCAAAAGTGGGGATAACTTTTCATTTCGCATGATCGCATTAATCTTATTACATCACCATGTTCCTTTGGTAGTGCTTTAAATTGCTTTACTTCTTCTTCTGATAATTTCATTGTGCTTTTTTGTTAGTTTTATTTTTGTTCGTACTGATAAAATTGCCAGCCTTAAATTCATCTCGTAATCTAAGTCTTCGAGCTTGCGGAAGGCGTTATTTGTTACCTTATTTACCGCTGTTGTTAGTTTTTCCTCTGTTGTCATTACATTAAGCCCTCCTCGGCAAATGAATAAAATTTATCGTCTGCTAAAATAATATGATCATGCACACAAACATCAAGTATCTTCAGGGCCTCTTTCGCTTTTTTAGTAAGTTGAATATCGTTATCACTTGGCCTTATGTTTCCGCTGGGGTGGTTGTGCGCTAAAATTACTGCAGAAGCTAAACAATCAATTGCGTATTTAGCAATCAATTTTATATCAACAACAGTTCCAGCAACACCTCCCTGGGAAATTTTAGCAAATCCAATTGTTGTTGAATTTCTATTAAGCAAGAGAATGAAAAACGATTCGTAAATGTTTATGTCGCAGGAGTAGAATTTTTTTATCATATCTGCAGCATCTTTTGAGTTCGTTATTTTTTTTCTATCAAACTCTGTTTTTGTGAATTTTAAGGAGATTTCTTTGATTGTTTCCATCTTGGCGGTTGTTTTAAATTTATACTGCAAATATATGGTATTTATTCTGAATAACAATGCTTTTTTTTAGAAATTCCGTAACTGATTGGTTTTCAAAGCAATATTTTTGCGCTTATACGCTTTAACTTCCCCTATACTCTATATATACGTGAAATCTGAAGTGCGTTGTTTTTTTCCGTGGAAAAACGACACCTAACCCGTTTTGGCATTCAATCCTTTGCGGCACTAAGGAATGATTAAGATTTTTAAAAAATTCGTTTACGGGTTAACGGTTGTATTAAGACAAAACGTATCTTTGCGTTATGAAAATAAAAGAGCAAACAAAAAGTGGAGTATATGGAATATACGAAACCTTAAAAGGAAATGTAATTTATATTGGATCATCAACAAATTTGATTGAAAGGTATAATAGGCATAAAACGGATTTAAAAAATAATATTCATAAAAATTCAAAGCTACAGGAATTCTGTAATTATTATGGATTTGAAAACTTAGAATTCAAGTTTCTTTTTTATTGTGATGAAGACGAATTGATTTATAGAGAATTTCAAATGATAAATTTATTATCTCCTCCTGCAAATTCAATTTTAAACATAAAAACTAAACAGAAAAAAATAAAAATAGACTCAACTGCGGTAATAATTAAAAGGTATATTGACTCCCATAAATTAAAAACAACAGATATTCAAAAGAGAATTTTTAACGATACTGAACTAATGTTTTCATTAAAAAAAATAGGACTTGTATTGAATGATGAGGGTTATAAGCCATTTCAGGATTCCACTGGGGCAAGGTTTCATATTAAAAAAGATGATGCTTATTTAGGTCGTGATATGAAGGAAATACTTTATGGGGAATTAAAATACATTGATAAGGTGTATATTTCAGATATTATTTCAAGGCTTGATTATACCCCTAAGTCAAATGAAGTTGCCGATTTTTTTAATATTTTCGACTATAAATCATATAAAGACAAGGATGGTAAAGTATATTACTCAAAAAAATAAATTTGCTTATTTCAATTTGTATTTATATTTTTGTCTAATGATTAAAGGAATTAAGAAACTTCATAAGAGAAGATTTGATGAAGCTATGCTTTACGGATATGTGAAAGCACTTCTTTTAAACCTTCCTACAATATCTATAAATAAAGCAATTTATAACTTCATGGAGAAGTATAAAATTACTGATGATGATATTAATTTTAATACTCTTATTACTACTTATCATAGAATAGATAAAGAATTTATTGAAGCACAAAAAACAGATCTAAATGAAGTCCCAGGAAATTATTGACAGAATGAAAAAGCTTGATCCTAATATTGAAATAAAAAAGAATGGAATCAGAATCTAAAAAGTGTTATATTGCAGGTAAAATTACAGGACTATCTGATGAGGATTTTACTGCTAACTTTAAAACTGCAGCTGAAGAAGTTAAGATTATTGGTATGACTCCAATTTCTCCTATTGAGCTTACTCATAATCATGATAGGTCTTGGTTAAATTATATGAGAGAAGATTTGACAGAAATGTTGAAGTGCGATTGCGTTTATGCTTTAAGAAATTACAAGGATTCACGTGGAGCTTCTATTGAAGTAAACCTTGCTATTTCATTAGGAATCAATGTTATATATCAAAGGTAATCAGGGTAAATACAGCGAAAAATGGCTAAAAAATACGATATCGGAAAAGGGAAGCCTCCGAAGCACACCCAGTTTAAAAAAGGCGAATCAGGCAACCCGAAAGGTCGCCCAAAGCTTCCTGATTTGAAAGAGGCGCTGCAAAACATACTTGGGGAAACTAAGGATGGAAAAACGGCTTTGGATGCTATTTTTATGGCCCTGAGGGCGAAAGCTGCGAAAGGTGATGTTAGGGCCGCTGAGTTATTAATGGATAGGGCTTATGGCAAATCTAAGCAAACCATCGATATGAATGGATCAATGGAGATTAAAAATATTTCAGATACTAAATTCACAATTAAGAAAAAAGGAAAATGAGTTTCAATTCAAGAAAAAGAAGATTACAGGATTCAGCGGGTAAGTTTTTACATGACTTAGTTTTTATGTATGTTTATGAAACTATCTGTAAAAATAAGGATGGTAAAATTAATGTTCTAAGTAAATTGGAACAGAAAAAGCTTTATTATGCAAAGCGCCAAGAGTGGATAAATTATGTTATTAAAAATTCAAAGCCTTATTTGCAACTGCAGGATCATGCATTTAAAACAATGGTTGATTCAAGGTTTGTTGATATTTCAAAAGATGTTGCTCCAAAGATGAGCTTTATTACTAAGTTAAAGTTGAAATTTCGTAAACATTCTTTTTAATGCCTAAATTCACAGTCATAATGCAATGCTTCCTTGGTGATTATGCTGGGGCTGCTTCTAACAGAGAGGAGAAACTTGTTAGGGCAATTGATTCTGTAATAGCTCAAAGCTTTACTGATTGGAACATGATTGTTGTTGCTGATGGCTGTGAAAAAACTTTTGATATTATTGAAAAAAACTATTCAAATGAAAAGAGAATTGATTGCTTTCTTATTCCAAAACAGCCCATGTGGACGGGAACGGCTCGCAACATTGCGTTAAAAAATGCAGATGGCGAATGGATTGTTTACTTGGATGCGGATGATTACTTTGGACAAAATCATTTAGAAATTATCGACAAACAAACTGAAGGAAATAAGTGGGTTTGGTTTAACGATAAGGTGAAAACAAAAGAAGGTTCTGAAGTTGAGCGCCGCTGCTCAATAAGTCAAAAGTTCCAACACGGAACCTCAAACATTGCTCACCAATTAAGTTTAAAAGCAATGTGGACTTCAGGCGGTTATGGTTACGATGATTGGGGCCTTGTTCAGCACCTTTTAAGAATATCAAAAGAATTTAAGAAAATAGAAACCCCCGAATATGTCGTATGTCATATTCCTAAAATGATAGATTTATGAGTAAAGGAAAATTAAAAGTAGTTGAAACTAATGAACGCGCTGAATTGGCGGCAAAGCAAAAAATGCTTGATGAACAAGACACAAAAAACGCCTTGGAGGCTTTTAACAGGTTCATTCAGTCTGAGGAATGGACTAAGCACGGATGCTTATTACTTCCTCAAGGCCAGTTTATAGGAGATAAAATGAAGTGCTCATTAGTTGTTGTTAAGTCTAAGTAATGATTAATTTATTTATTCCATATTTCATTGATAAGAATGAAGAAAGATATAAGGAGGTGTATGAATGCCTTCAGAAAAACTCTCTTAATCCTTTTATTGATAGAATTATATTAGTGGCTGAAAACCCTGATATATACAGAATAATGAAACGCTTTGATGTTATCATTGTTCCTGAGCGACCTACTTATAACATGATGTTCGAAATTATTAATGAAATAACTGGTCCTGAAGATTGGAATGTATTAATTAATTCAGATATTTACCTCGATGAAACAATCAAACATATTGAAAAGTATGATCGTAATACTTTTCTTGCTCTCGCCCGTTGGGATATTGACAAACAAGGAAACGCTAAGCTGTTTAATACCTGGGATTCACAAGATACCTGGGCATTCAAAGGTAAAGCGAAAGCGATGAAAGCGGACTTTGTTCAGGGCCGTGCGGGATGTGATAACGCCATCGCTAATCGTGCTGAGGTGGCGGGATATAAAGTTATCAATCCATCTAAAACAATTAAAACTTATCACCTACATTTAACGAACATAAGAAATTACAACCCGAACGACAGAGTTGAGCAACCTTATAAATTAATTAATCCTCATGAGTAAAAAGATACTACAAGTAAGTTTGGGAAACCAACATGATATTCGTGATGCTCTTTCAGCTCATGGCGATGTTATTTATTGGGATTGGTCCAAAGAAAGCAGAAACTTTAACGCGGCTTTAATTGCTTTGGTTAAGGAATACAAACCCGATTTTGTTTTCATGCAGATACAAACTCCGGGCGTTTTATACACCCATGTTGCCGAGGAGCTTTCAAAAGAAACAAAGCTTATTAATTGGACAGGTGATGTTCGATATCCAACTCCTAAATGGTTCTTAGATATTGGCAGAAAAATACATTTAACGCTTTTCACTAACATGCATGATGTTGATTTTTTGCGTGCACATGGTGTAAAAGCGGACTACTTACAAATCGGTGTTCCGGATAATATCTTCAAACCTGAAGGCGAAGTAAAAGCGAATGTTCCTGAGATTGTTTTCTTTGGTAATAACGTTGGTGGTTTTCCTTTAAGTCAACTGAGAATGGACATGGTAAGGAAATTGAAAGAACGTTATGGTAAGCGCTTTGGTCATTACGGAATCAACTGGGGCAAAGATACATTTTCAGTTACCGACCAAAACGAGGAGGCGAAGTATTACAGAGGGGCAAAGATTGCAATTAATTTAAGCCATTTCAATTACCCACGTTATACATCGGACCGAATGCTTAGAGCAATGGGAGCTGGGTGTATGGTGCTAAGTCATTACTATGATGGGATTGAATTAGAGTTTGAAGAACAAAAGCACCTTGATATTTGGAATAATTTCACTGAATTGTTTGAGCAAATAGATTACTACCTTGCTCATGATGAAAAGAGAAAAGAAATTGCGGCAGCAGGATCAAAGCACATTCACGAAAATCATACTTGGAGAAATAGAATAAACGAACTAATAAAAATGATATAGTGATTACCTTCGAAAACATACATAAGAATAAAACGGCTAATATCATTGGCAAAGGAACCTCAATAAATAGGTTAAAACTTTGTGATATTAAGGATGGTTTTATTATTGCAATTAATCAAGCTGTTTTAAAAGTTGAGGAAATCGGCACAATGCTTCACGTTTACTCACTTCAAAAAGATGGCTCAAGTCCTGAGTTGAGAGATAATTGCTACTGTAAATTAAACGGACTTACTGAATGCCCTTATGAAATGGTGAGGCCCAAAAGAGCAACGCTAATAAATCATAAGGAGGAATCACCATGCTGCATGGAAGATTATTCACCAAGGATTATTTTCAACAATGAAGACTTTGGGCTTGAGTGGATGATGCCTTCAGCTTTATCAGCAATTAAAATTGCTAAATACTTTGGTGCAAATAAAATAAGAATGATTGGTTTCGATTCTATAACTGAAGGAAAAAATGATAACTTTGCTACAGATAAAATTGATGGCGGTTATGAAACGCAGCATCAAGGAATCAGAGAATTGTTAAGTGATATTGAACACGAATTTATAAGATTATGAGTTTAGCCGCTGTCATAGTAGAAACCAGACCTCTTGAAAATCTGAAACAGATTATTGAGGGCCATCTTAAATTCCTCCCGGAAGATACAAAGCTTTATGTATTCGGGAGTGATTATGTAAACTTACTACTCAGCCAGGTGAACTTCAAAATGAAGTTTATCTATGTAGCTGATAGAATGAGCACGGAGGATTACAATAGGCTTTTAACTTCTGTTGATTTTTGGAATAAAATAGAAGAAGAAAATATATTAATCTTTCAACATGATAGCGAGATTTTGCGTAAATGGGATTCATCGTTTGAGGAGTTCGAATACCTTGGCGCTCCTTGGAAGTTCCAAGAGCATGGCGGTAATGGTGGGTTAAGCTTCCGCAAAAAGTCGGCAATGCTTAAAGTACTTTATAATAAAAAATGGCTACCATTATTCAGTGGTAATGAAGATGTTTTCTTTTCTAATAATCTTTATTTAACTAAGAGTATATATAATAAAAGAGCATGCTAGAGCTTCAGCTGCGAAACGATATTTAAGCTCGGAACGTTTGGCGCTCATGCAATTGATAAGTATCTTAGTCCGGAACAATGCAAACAAATTAGAGAGCAATATGAACAATGATGAATTATTATATTTGTCAAAAACAATATTGCAACCTTTAAGCGTAAGAGCTCGTAATGTTTTATGGGTTAAAGCGTTTAAAATTTATAACGAATCAAACGAACGAAAGTTGAGTACAAGTTGTGGAATATGTTACAAAAAAGTTTTAGACTATCATAAAGAAAAAATAAATGAGTAAGCCAAAAGTATTAGCGTATGTCGTGCTTCATTACGGAGTCGATTACATTGGGAAAGCAATTGAATCGGTTAACGATGCGGTTGATGAAATATTAATTTTATACACACCAAGCCCCTCGCATGGACATGGGACCTCACTTGTGTGCCCTGATACAAAGCAGGAGTTAATCGATGAAATAAATAAAGCCGATACTGATGGAAAAGTTATTTTCATGGAAGGTACTTATTCGCGTGAAGGTGTGCACAGAGATGTTGCTTTTGCTTATGCTAAAAAGGAAGGTTTTGATATTGTTGTGGCTCTTGACTCTGATGAGGTTTGGAATACTCAATACTTGAAAGAATTAATTGCAGAAGTTTACGAACGCAAAGCGGCAAAGTGCTTAATATGGATGCGCCACTTATGGCGTTCTTTTAATTTCATTTGCGACGATCCAATGCGCCAGGAAAGAATTTATTATATTGGTGATGCTAAGGAGCCGTTAATTTATGCAGACAAACCTACAAATCAAGTTTGGCATTTCGGTTATGCTCGAGCCTTAAATCAGGTTGAATATAAAATTTCTATACATGGGCACAGCAGAGAATGGCTGATGTCAAAAGATAGATGGTTTAACGAAAAGTATAAACCATTTCCACCTGTTCAGGATGTTCACCCAACTTGTTTTAATACCTGGAACCCGAAGCCGTTTGATAAGAATGGGCTTCCTGAGATAATGAAGCTACACCCTTATTTTAATTTGGAAGTAATTGAGTAAAGAAAAAGAAATAAGAGTATCGGACCCTCAAAGCGATATTTTAAATTCTACTAAAAACCTCAATCTATTTCTTGCTGGAGTTGGTTGCTTTAGTAGTAATACACTTGTTCAAACTAATAAAGGTCATAAGCCTATTGGTGAAATAGAACGGGGCGAATTCGTCTTATCTTTTAATTTAAGTTCGAAAAAATCTGAATTTAAAAAAGTAATTTCAAAATTTATATATAAAAAAGGGGATATAAAGCAAAACTTGATTATCTTTACACTTTTAAATGGTAAAACAATTAAATGTACTGAAAATCATGAATTCTATTACGAAGGCTTATGGGTTGGAGCATCTGATATTGCCCAACGAATTATGGATGGAAATTCCAAACACAGAGGGAAAGTATCAAATAAGTTCAATGGGGCGAATAGCTTCTATGAATTGGAATTTGAAAGGATATACGAAAATAATGAAACCTGCGAACGACAAAAGCGGATATCTGAGAACAGCAATAATGATAAACGGGAAACTTACAACGGTAAAGCTTCATCGATTAGTTGCCCAAGCATTCATAGAGAATTCAGAAATGAAAAAGGAAGTCAATCACCTGAATGGAATAAAAACAGACAACAGAGTGGAAAACCTGCAATGGACTACACGCTCAGAAAATCAACAACATGCCTTCGACCTTGGATTAGATTCAAATGTTGGGTCAAGGCATCCATTCAGCAAATTAAACGAGGCTGCGGTATTGGAGATAAGAACCTTGTTAAAAGTTCCAATAGACAAGGATATTTTAAAAATGCTTTGCAAAAAATATTCTGTAAAAGAAGATACTGTAAAGGATTTAATTTATCGGCCAAATCGCGCATGGCCTCATGTGAAATTACCATTGGACAAATCAGAAACTTTAAACGAGAAAAAATAAATGAGGATGTTTTTGATTTATTAGTTCAAGATAATCACAACTATTGCGTTTCTGAAGATAATATAATTGTTCACAACAGCGGGAAAACTCATTGTATTGCTTTGGGCTCAGCTGACTTTATTATAAATTTCCCTAATGCACTTGGATTAATTGCAGCAAACACTTACTCACAGCTTTCAAAGTCAACATTAAAACGAGTGTTCGAAACCTGGTATGATGTATTTGGATGGGTTAATGGTGTTCACTATGTATCAAACGTTATTCCTCCCGAATCATTTAAAAGAGTTGGGCAACCTCTCGAATCGTATAAAAACGTTATTACTTTCAACAATGGAGCCACAATATTCACGGCCTCTTTAGATAATTATAAGGTTTTAGATGGTACTGAGTTAGGATATGGTTTTCTCGATGAAACAAAAGATACAAGAGAAGAAGCTGTTAAGGAGGTTATCGTTTGGCGTATGCGACAAAAGGCAATGTGGATTGATAAGAAAGGAATTATTTACGATTACGCAAAGCCAGGGACAGAAGGTTACAACCCGCTGTATATTTTTACCTCCCCAGCAAAGGTTTATTGGTTAAATGAGTGGTTCGGAATTTCCGAATTGTACGATGAAATAAGTCAAAAAATATTTAGCAAAACTGATTACTTTAAATTAGAAACTGAAAATAAATTAGTTACTATTTCGAGTACTTTCCACAATGAAGACAATCTTCCTGCAGGTTATATTCAAAGGCAAATGGAGGAGTTTGCTGGTAACAAAGACAAAATTGATATGCTCATTTATGGCTCTCCAATTGCTAAGTCAGGAGGGGAAATGTTTAGCTCATTTAACAGGCTTGAGCATTGCTCTGACTTTGGGGTTATTGATGATGCTCCGATTCACATAAGCCTTGACTTTAACGTTGTGCCTTACATAACAATGACCTGTTGGCAAATAATAAGAAACGGGGATAACTACAACATCAACAACTTTGCTGAAATATGCCTTGAGGCCCCGAACAACAAAACGGAGGCGCTTTGTAAATACTTTGAACAAAAAATATTACTACCAATAAAGCATTCGGGCAAATCAATACCGCCTTTGTTCTATTATGGTGATGCTTCCGGGAGGAACGGCTCAACTCTTTCAGATATGCATAATTATGATATTCTTGAAATGGTACTTGGAAAATATTTGAATAATGGAAGTAACAGAGTTATTAGAAGTAACCCTTCAGTTGTAAGGAGTAGGGATTTTGTAAATAAATTATTTGCTGGTGGATATCCAACAATAAAAATGAAAATCTCGAATAAGTGTAAAAACTTAATTAAGGATTTAGAGTTTTTAAAGGAGGCTCCCGATGGCGGTAAGCTTATTGAGAAAACTAAAGACGAGAAAACGGGGCAAACTTATGAGAAGTACGGGCATACTTCCGATTCATTGCGTTACTTCTTAGTTGGTGCATTTCCAAATTTATATAAGCCCGATTGATTTTTTTTATTATTTTTGCTAAAAACTAATCATGCCTGAAAATAATATACTTCCATACCTTTATAAAAAAATCGAAAAAGTAGTTGTTGAAAAACGCTTCCACGATAATTATAAAAGAACTGTTGATTTAGCTAAAAAGTATAAGCAGCTTATCACGGGAGAAGATATTGATTCATTGCTTCACCAATTTGTAAGGCGTGAAGATTCGGCCATGTTTGACCAGCGTAAGAGAATGACGCAATCAATTACTCCTTCTGTTGCCGCTACTGTTATGCATCCTTTTTATAAGGTTGGAAGAACAAATAATATTACTAAGAAAATTGTTTTTGATAATGATCAAACCTCAAAGACTGTAAAAATAAATAAAGCTCTCGAATCATTTTGGGGTGAGAAGTCCTTGGAACAATATTTACAAACACGATTTACTGAGCTTTCATTTGCGGACCCGAATGCGTTTATTGTTACCGAGTTTGACCAAAAGCCCAACGAACTTGGTGTTATGGAGGAGGTGCCACAGCCGAGAGCGTTTGAAGTGCCATCTGAAAACGTTGTTAACTTTGATTATGGTAATAATGTTCTTGAGTGGTTAGTTGTAATGCTGCCACTTGAATACATCGAGGAAAGTGGAAAATTGCCAGGAGCCTCATTTACTATTTATGGAAAAGAGTGGGGCGTTAAGTACTCTCAAATTTCTATTAAAGGAAAAGAACATTTAACACAAGGTATTTACTCAGATGCCTTCGATGCTACTGGAAAACAAATAAAATTATTCAGAGCAAACGAAAAAGAAATATTTATTGTTGAGGAATTTAATCACAAGGCAAAAGATGTTCCCGCTGTTCGTGTTGGATACAAATCTGACTTACATACAAACGGGGCAACTTGCGTAAATCCTTTTCACGATGGATTAGCATACTTAATGAAGTCAGTTAAAACAGTTTCAGAGTTTGACTTAACTGTTTCCCTTCATACGTTTCCTCAGAAATTCATGTATGCTCCGCGTTGTTTGGGGGAATCAGCTGAGATTGGATGTAGCAATGGTATGACAGCTTTAGGCAAAACGTGTAACACGTGTAAAG